AAAGTAGACGCTGGACATTCTTTTATTTATCCAGGTGATAATAGTGGTGGAGTTGTAGATACTATGCATGCAGGAGGTTCTGCATTAACAGTATCATTTAATGATTTAGTAGATATTACAGCGGATGCAGACACAGACTCATGTGATGTGGAAGTGTTTGTAGCTAGTGCATAGGAGATAAATTATGGCATCAACATATACGGATCTGGGTACAGAGTTAATGACAACCGGCGAAAACGCTGGTAACTGGGGTACGAAGACTAATGTTAATTTACAAATTTTAGAAGAAGCACTTCGTGGTTATGTAGCGATATCCGCTAATTCAGATCAAACATTATCTTTAACAGATGGTTCTACAGGAGACTCTATAAGGAATGCTGTTATTGCTTTTACAGGTACACTGAGTGCCAATAGAACAATAACTGTTCCTGCTTTAGAAAAATGGTGGATTATGGATAACCAAACTGCAGGAGCTTATACACTTACAGTAAAAGTATCTGGTCAAACTGGAGTTACTTGGGGAACTTCTGACAAAGGAACAAAAATTTTATATGGAAATGGTACTGACGTTGTTGATACAAATGTTGTTGGTGGAGTTGGAGCACATGATTTAAATGGTAATTCATTAACTCTTGATGCAGATGCTGACACAGATATTACAGCAGATACAGATGATCAAATAGATATTAAAGTTGGTGGAACAGATAGAGTTAGAATAACTACTAGTGCCATTGCTCCTTCATCTTCAGATGGAGTAGCTTTAGGAACATCTTCTTTAGAATTTGCAGATTTATTTTTAGCAGATGGTGCAGTTATTAATTTTGGTGATGACCAAGATGTTAGTTTAACACACGTTGCGGATACAGGTTTATTATTATCAAGCACAGACCAATTACAATTTGGTGATAGTGGAACTTATATACATCAATCAGCAGACGGTGTTTTAGATTTAGTATCAGATACTGAAATAGAAATTAATGCAACAACAATTGATATTAATGGTGCTGTTGCAATGGATGGCGCTATTACTGGTGCTACTAATATTACTTTATCTGGTGAGTTAGATGCAGCTACTTTAGATATTTCTGGTAATGCAGATATAGATGGAACTACAAATTTAGATGCAGTTGATATTGACGGCGCTGTTCAAGTTGATGCCGCTATAACAGTTGGTGTTGATGATACTGGTTATGATGTAAAATTTTTTGGAGATACAGCAAGTGCTTACATGTTGTGGGATACTTCAGCAGATGATTTAGTTTTAGCAGGAGCAGCTGGAATTGATCTTGCTGGTGACATAGATGTTGATGGTACAGCTAATTTAGATAATACAGATATTGATGGAACTCTTGCTGTAGATGGTACAACTATTTCATTAGACGCAACAACTTCATTAAATATTGATAACTCTAATACATCAAATGGTATTACTATAGGTACTGCAACTTCAGGTGTACCAATTTCAATTGGACATACAACTTCTGAAGTAACTGTTAATGATAATTTAACAATTACAGGAACTTTAACTTTAGGATCTGGTGCAGAACTTAGTGAAGCAGAATTAGAAATGCTAGATGGTATTACTGCAGGTACTGTTGCTGCAAGTAAAGCAGTTGTTGTTGATTCAAACAAAGATGCAGCTAGCTTTAGAAATGTAACTTTAACAGGAGAATTAGACGCTGCAACTTTAGATATATCAGGTGATGCAGATATAGATGGAACTTTAGAAGCAGACGCGATTACAGTTAATGGATCAGCTTTAGCAAGTTCTGCAACAACAGATACTACAAATGCTTCAAACATAAGTTCAGGCACTTTAGCCGCAGCAAGAGTGGCTGCAGCTCAAACAGCAATTACTTCAATTTATAATACAAGTTTAGCATTAGGATATGGATCATCACATGCTAATATAGATTTTAGTACAGATAATAGTATTATTTTTGATATAGATGGTACTCAACAAATTACATTAGCTGATGGAGTTTTAAAACCAGTTACAGATAATGACGTAGATTTAGGTACCTCGTCGCTAGAATTTAAAGATGGATATTTTGATGGTACATTACATTGTGATGTATTAGACTTAAATGGAACTGAACATACGTCAATAGAGGACCCCACTGCGCTTGCAATTGCCTTGGGATAGTATTATAAGGATAATTTTTAGGAGGATATATGGCCAACACGTTCAAAGTTATAACTTTCGCAGCAGAGCCCGCTAGTGCCGGCACCGCGTATACAATGTATACGGTGGCAGGATCAACCACAACAGTGGTGTTAGGTTTGATACTTACTAACATACATTCATCTGCAGTTACTGCAGAGGTAGAATTAGTTAGTGATACAGGCAGTAGAGGTGGAGCAAATAATGTTACCAATGGAACATCATTTTTAGCAAAAGACGTAAACATTCCGGCGGGAAGTTCTTTAGAGCTTTTGTCGGGGGGTAAGGTAGTTTTAGAAACTACTGACGTAATAAAAATTGATTGTTCAGTTGCGGATAAACTTTCAGGCACTTTGTCTATAATGGAGATAACGTAGGATGAGTTATATTGGACAAGAACCGGCGCAAGTTGCTATTGCAGCTAGTGATCTAGCGGATGATTTAATTACGTCTGCTAAGTTAAACTATTCTGAAACAACTCTTACAGATGGTTCTAGTATTACTTGGGACGCATCTACTCAAGATGTTGCAAAAGTTACATTGGCTGGAAACAGAACATTAGGTGCAGCATCAAATGGAACTACAGGTCAGTTTATTTCTTTATTAATAATTCAAGACGGAACAGGGAGCCGAACTCTTACATGGAACGCGGCATATGAATTTGCTTCGGACACAGCGCCGACTTTGACAACTACAGCTAACCTTGGAGATGTTTTTGTGTTTCGTTATAATGGGAGTAAATGGTTAGAGGTTGGTAGAAACCAAACTTTAACATTAAGTTAATATTATGTTTGCATTAGTAGAATCAGGATCAATTACAAAAATGTTAAGTGGTAATAGAGGTATTACTATTGGAGACTTACAATACCCAAAAGAAATTTTTACTTTATGGTCTAAATCTGAAAGAGAAGCAATTGGCGTCTATGAAGTAGAAATGGATACTTCTAAAAGAAAAGAAGAGCAATGGTATATTAATACTAATGTTACTTATACTTTTGGAAGTGGTAAAGTTACAGGTTCTTATGGAGATGCTACAGCTAAAGCTCATGCTGATACTAAATGGACCCAAAAAGAAATTGACGATGGTGATGCACCTTCAGGTGCTGATACTAACACTGTAAAAGTTGAAGGATTAAAAACAGTTTTAATTAGAAATATAAAAGCACAAGCTGCTGAAATATTACAAGATACAGATTGGTATATTGTTAGAAAAGCAGATGCAGGTACAGCAGTACCATCATCTATTACAACTCATAGAGCAGCAGTAAGAACAAAAGCAGCTAGTATGGAAACATCAGTTACAAATGCTAGTAATACACCAGCTCTTGAAACTTTATATACTTATGTAAATACAGCTGATGAAGGTGATCCAGTTGTAATGGAGAGACCATTAGGTGAGTTGCCAAGATTGGAGTCGTAATGCCAATCAATAGTTTTCTTTATCCAGGAGCTAAAGTTACATCAGCATACGAAGTAGCCAACTCATGTAGGTTTAATCGTGCTGATGGGCCAAATATGACTAAAACTCCTGGTAGTGCAGGAGATTTACGAAAATGGACTTGGAGTTGCTGGGTTAAAAGAGGAACTATAGCAAATGGAAGTCAAACAATGTTTAACGCTGGAAGTTCTTCAAATACTCAAATTCGATTTGATAGTGATGACACAATAAATTTTTATCAATATTCTAGTAGCTATACTGCAAGACTAGCAACTAATCAGGTTTTTCGAGATGTTGCCGGTTGGTATCATATTGTTGCACATTGGGATACGGATAATGGAACCGCTGGAGATCGTATGAAACTTTTTGTAAATGGAACAGAAGTCACTTCTTTTTCAGCAGATGTTAATCCATCTCAAAATTTAGATAGTTATTTTGGAGCATCAGGCACAGCACTTTATGTTGGAGATAAAGGTGATGGTGCAGAAGAAATGGATGGCTATTTAGCTGAAGTTTGTTTTATAGATGGACAAAATTTAGCTCCAAGTTCATTTGGAGAATTTGATTCTGACAGCCCAAATATTTGGAAGCCGAAAGATGTATCTGGTTTAACCTTTGGCACAAATGGGTTTTATTTAGACTTTGAAGATAGTAGTAACTTAGGCAACGACAAAAATGGCGGAACGGATCTAACAGAAAATAATATAACCGCAACAGATCAGACTACAGATACACCAACTAATAATTTTTGTACTCTTAATCCTTTAAATGTTCCAACTGCAAATGCTCCAACTTTTTCTGAAGGAAATACTAGAGTTGTAACACCATCTGCAAGCGGTGGTTATTATGGTGGAAGTTCTACAATAGGAGTTACTTCTGGTAAGTGGTATTTTGAATTTATTACGGACTCAGATCCAAATTCTGTCAACTCAACATTTGGAATGACTTATAATCCAGGTGAAGATGCAAGAAATAATTGGCATGCAGGCCAATTAAACAGTCATTGTTGGGCTTATAATCTTGGTGATGGAAAAATATATTATAATAATACTGCGGCAAGTTATGGTGATACTTTAACAACTAGCGATATTTTAGGAATGGCAGTTGATTTAGATAACCATAAAATTTATTGGTCTAAAAATA